CACGTTCTGAAATCGTTTTCTGAGTTGGCGCATCAGATCGTTTATTTCGTCTTTTGCGTCCGACTGTGATGCTCTCATCTTTCTGATCTTGTTTTGTAATCGTGTTGTCTCCACATCTGATGTTGTGATAAAAAAGCCATTGATAGCGTGTGATGCATTCTGTGCAATTGATGTAAGAGCATAACCGCCCAATGCACCTACTAATATTTCCGTATGAACATTTGACTTGGCAGTGTTTGCTTCTTCTTGTAATCTTAAAAATGCTTGTGATTTTAATTCTGCTACTGTACGATTGTCACGTGGTGTAACTGTACCACCAGTGTTTGCAATCGTGTCTAGTGCTATTGTATCTAGCTCTGGCATAAACTCACGAATAGAATCAAGAATAATCTTTTGAAAGTCTCTGTCAACTTCCAATCTTAATTCCAATAATTCGTCAACTGTTTTCGTTGCTAGAATACGTTTGGTAATTGTATTCTCTAACACTTTGGAAGCAGATTCGAGTTTTTCATCGAACCTGTCCATTATGTCATCTAGTATTTCTTTATGTTTCTGTTCCATCGACATTTAGATTTGTCCCGAATTCTGGTGCTTGTGAGCCGTTTTCAATTTCTTTTACGATTGCGTCCATTTGTTCTTCATCTGATACTACAATTCTTGCAATCTGTTTTGCAACTTCTGTTTTGTATTGTGCTGAACTTACTGGTGCGGCTGATGCTTTTAACAAGAAGTCTAGTTCTGTATATACATCTGTCATATCAAAGTTATCTGGGTAATCAATTACACCATCATAGTCTACATCGTAGAAGTGACCAAAGTGTTTAAAGATATGCTCTTCACAGATTTCTAAGTTGTCTGCTACTTGTGCTAGTTTCACGTTTAGTAGTTCACGTTCAATCTTTAGTGATACACCAGATGCAGTTGCTTTTGATGTAGAACGCATTGACGATAAGTTTGCCATACGATCAATCATATCAATCTTTGTGCCAACTGACTCGATGATAGAACCAATACTTTGTGAGCTAGGTTGTAGCAAGTATGGTTTTAATGATGGATCAACATCTGTGTCTTCAATAATGATTGTCGAACCTGCACCTGCACTTGCATCAACGCCTTCTGTCATCACTAGTGTAGGATGGTTTGAAATACGAATAACTTGCTCTAGTTCTGATAGTTCATTGTAGATTGCTTTTTGAACATCTGCGATATCTGCAATTTGTGAGATACCAATACCACGCTCATGTGAACGTTGACCATACAAGAATGATGCAGGAATGTGACCCATTTGGTTCTCATACTGTTCGATGATTTGGTGTTCTGCATTGTCTTCATCTACTTCATAAACTGTTACACGATCACGTTCCCAAACACGATACACACATTTTTCGTCATCTTCGTATTCTTTAATCTTTAGCATAGTAACTGCATAACGTCCATTACGTTGACGTGTCATTTCCCAATCAACAATGTTGTCTGGTGTGATTACTGCCAAGTATGGTCTGATACCTTCTGCTAGTTCTTCTGCGAGAGTGTTTGCTTCACTTGCAGGTTTGTCCAAGATCAACAGCACGTGACCATAAACATTTGCAAGTGTAGTTGCTTCACGCATAACTGCATCAAAAGAACGACCTTCTAAGTCTGCATCTTTTAAGAACAATGATAGAGCAGGATTATCTGACAATGATCCAAACTCACGTTGTGGTGAATTACGCCAGATGAAACTAGTGTATGTGTCAACTACTGAACGACAATGATTGTCTAACGGTGTTGCCATAATGCGCTTACCATATTCATTGTAGCCATCATCTTCTTCTGCCAGATACTTTCTCAAGTATTGACCTTTTTGGTAATCTTGTCCACCATAGTAACTATCGTAATAATATTTCCAACGGTAGATATTCTTTTTGTATTGTTCGTGCTTGTTTACAATATCATCATAATTCATTGTGCTGTTTCCTTACATATGTGTAAATCGTTTTGGTTTCTCTGTCGCTCTTACTGGTTTCTTAATCGGAGCAAGATGCGCTACTAGATAACCAAGTGAATCGTTTTGGTGATCAAACCCACCGTCTTTGTCTGGGATTGAAGTTCCCATTTTGTAGATTTGACGCTCCAAGCATCGAATCGAATTCATACATTTCGGATCAATTGAGAACCGAACTGTTCCGTCTGCACTTTCCATTATTGTATTTACCGCATTTATACGGTCTCTTACTGGATCGTGTTTTCTCTTTGCTTCTACTCTGAAATACTGTTGTAGAATAGTAATATCTGTTTTACCGTTTGCTGATGTTTTTCTTTGATTACCTGCGGGATCAGGATAACAAATAACTTTGTTTCTATCATAACGGTTCATAATCTCTGTGCATAGTTCTTCTGTGTTTGAACCATAGATTGATAGTTCGTCAAACTGATGTAGCTTGCCATCTACGATTTGACAAATGCTTGCTGACATTGGGTCAATGTTAAAGTCAACGCCAATATGAATTGGTGCATCTGGATTAAAGTCTTTTTTCTCTACGTGCTTCTTACGATCAAAGTTGTAATAGATTTGACCAGTGAAGTTAACGAATGACGCAAGATATTCTTGTTCGAATTGTCTCTTATCCATATCTGCTTTGGCACGTTCTACTTCTTCTTCAGGTACATTTCCGCCATCAATAGTAGTAAACTGAAAACTATCCCATTGTTCATCATCGCTTTGTCCACGATCATACAAGTCTTTAAAATGATTAAAGCCTTTTGGTGTTCCACAGAATAGTGCGTGTCCTGCGGGTTTCTGTGCTGATAGTGTAGGTCTCAAAACTGTTTCCCATGCTTCACGCTTCATATCTGCAAATTCATCTAGCACTAAAAAATCTACTCCTGCCCCACGTAGTGTATCGAATCGATCAGCACCTTTCAACGATATCTTACTACCGTTGATTAAACGAATACTAAGTTCGTTTTGGTTGATCTTTTCTGCCCATCCTAGTTCTGTCATTTTACCACACAGTTCTTCCCATACAATGTTTTTAGCCATAGAATATGTTGGTGCAACATACCAAACAGTTTTGTTTGGATGTCTTGCAAACCTTGCTAACTCTCGAATAGCAAAGAATGTTTTACCGCAACGTCTACCTGCTACGAATACTCTAAATCTTGCGTCACTATTTGCAACTGCTTTTTGTGCCGTGTTAAGTGGCATTATGCGTCATCACTCCAAGGTAGGATTTTAGCATCATCTGTGTTCACTGGTGTTTCAGCTTGACCAAGCATTTGTTTACCTAGCCAAATCAACATTGTATGATTACCAGACATTGCTACTTCAACTTGTTTACGTCTTAATCTCATTTTGCCGTCAGACTTCCCTTTAGCGATAATGTGTGCAAAATTGCGTTTCAGAGTATCTTGTGATACACCTAAAATATCTACCATTTCTTTCATCGTGCAATGAATAGTTGCTAACTTGTATAGCAGTTCTTCATCTAATTCTATCTTTGGTCTTCCAACCGATTTCTTTTCCTCGTCCATCGAGTCTCTCCCTTTATACTTGGTTAAGTGTTTTACATAAACAAATCAGCAAGTAATTTGCCGAATGTTGTTGCTATGATTAGGGCAGCCACTGCCCATAATCTTGTGTCAATCTTGTCTATCTTCTTATGTATTGATGCAAAGTCTTTTTCAGTTTGTTTATTATGAATATTAGTTTCTTGTCTGATGCTTTTGATATCGTGCTTGATAAGTTCAATATCCAACTTGTTTTGATTTGCTACGTCAGTCATTTCTATTACATTCTTATTTGTTCTTTGCATAATAATATTCCTTATGTAGATGAAATGTTATCTGTTGGTGAATGCATTCTCTTCCAGTTTGAACCATCGTAGAAAGCCATACACGGTGTGCCACCGTTCCCATCTGAGATGTATGCTTGATCTCCTGCTCCAACAATACCAAGAACACCACTAAGATAGTTTGCTGTGTTTACATCTAATACAGTATTTCCAAAGCCGTTTGATGCTTTTAGTTTACCTGTTGCTGTAATCGTATCTGTATTTGCATCACCTAATGTGACGTTACCATTTACGTTTAATGTTCCTGTAACTGTTACGTCATCATTAAGATAAAGATCGCCACCTGAGTTTAAGTAACCATCGCCACCACTATTAACAGTAACTTGGTTGCCTGTCAGCTTTAGAGTTTCAGTTGTGTTATTGCTTCCATTGGCAGTTGTTTCGAATGTTAGTTTTGTGCCACGATTAGAAGTTGTTTGATCTTCTGTTGTTTCACCTTTGATTCTAAAGTTTGCTGTTTGTGGTAGTGTTCCGTCACTTTGATTTGCCGCTAGACCTTGAATAGTTAATAGACGTTTACCTGAAATAACATTTGTTTTTGCACTTGGTGTGCCACCGATTACTTGTGCAGCAACAGTTGCGTTTGCAAATCCACTTACTAGTGGTTTGTTACCTGCACCTACATATTCTTCTAGTGTAATACCTGCCCAATTTGTATCGTCAGCGTTAACTTTGAAACCGTGAGTGGCGTAAGTGTTTGCGATTAGTGCATCACCAATAACTGTATTTGATGAACCTGATCCTACGATTTTTAGATTGTCATCTACGATTAGTTCTGTTTCACTTGTTGAGATTGTTGTGCCTTGAATCTCAATAGACTTGTTAGTATGTGATGCATCCTGCGCGCCTGCTTGGTTGCCATTCTCTGTTGTATTAAGAACGAGTTTAGTTCCCATACCACTACTTGAATGATCTTCTGTTGCAATAGCTTCAACGTATGCTGATGGTGTTAACCATTCTGTTCCAGTTTTGTAACCAGAGTATGGATTGAATAAGATTGAACCAAAGTTGTCGGCATTGTTTAAGTAATCGTCACTTGAACCATCTAATCTACCACCACTTAGATTAAGTAATGCTCTTGGCTTTTCATTTGGAATGCCGAATCCAGTTAGTCCCCATGCATGTTCACCACGAGAGCGAATAGTTAAGCCTGCCCAACCTTCTTCTTGTCCTATGCCCATAATAGTTGTAGGCATTGCTGTTGATGGAAGACCTGCGGGACTATATGGATCAAAAGAACTTATTGTGTAACCATCGTTTACTTTGATTAGACCTGTAACATCTAAGTCTTGTGCGATTGTAACATCACCTGTTAAGTCAAGTGTTGCTTCATTTTGAACGGCTGTGATTGCTTGTGCATTTGTGTAATGTGTTAAGTCTGTAATCTGTGATTCTGTGATTGATAGAGCCGCTTGGTGTTGTGTTACGTCTGCTTGTGTCACTGTGTAATCTGTGATGTAACCAACTGCTGAATGATCGCCCCATCCATAAGCAGTATCCCAGTTTGAAATATTTGTAGTAGTGATTGCTTTCACATGTGCAGGAACAGTTGGGTCTGTTTCTGTGAAACTTGTCAGATAACCCTCATCTGCGTGATTGCCCCAAGAATATGCTGTATTCCAGTTAGATTTATTTGTTGCTGTAATATCGAATGCGTCACTAGCTGTAAAGATTGGGTCTGTTTCAGTGTAATCTGTAATGAACCCTGCTGTATTAGTATCAATAACAGTTTGAACACGTGCATCTGTATAATAAAGATTTGATCCTTCACTTACATCTGATGTTGTTAATGCTCTCTTATCGTAGCCACTACCATTACCGATGAATACATGACCTGTTGCTAAGTTTGGAACATCGTTTTCACGTCCCGAACCTGCTACAACGATAATACCATTTTGATTGTCTGAACGTGCTACTTTACCAATATTCTGAACTGCTGTTGTTTCTGAACTTGGTCTTGTTGCTGTTAACTCACCTGCTGTTTCGCTTAGATATAGAGTATCATTTACTGCGAATGCTGATGTGTCTACATTTAACATTTCACCGTGTGTTAGAACTGTACCATCACTATTGTTTAACATTGCGCTATTTGCTAGACCAAATGCAGGATGTTCACCTGCTGCATTTGCATCTGCTTTTGCTACAAGAACTTTACCACCTGAATGACCTGCAATATATACTGCATCACCACGTGCGATATCTACACCACTTGCGTTTCTTACGTCAAATACTACTTGACCTGTTGCCGCTACTGTTGTTGGGGAAACATAAGTTATAACGCCAGTTGTATTATCGTATGATAGTTCATTTAAGTTAGAACTTGTTAATGAGATTGCTGTTCTTGCATCACTATCTGTATAGTGTGTTAGATCGCTAATTTGGCTCTCTGTGATAGATAGAGCGGCTTGGTGTTGTGTTACGTCTGCTTCTGTTACAGTGTAATCTGTGATGTAACCAACAATAGAATGATCACCCCAACCATATGCAGTATTCCAGTTAGTGATGTCTGTTGATAAGATTGAACTTGCAACGTGTCCTGTAAAGATTGGGTCAGTTTCAGTATATGAAGTCAAATAGCCTTCTACTGAATGATCACCCCAAGAATATGCTGTATCCCAATTTGAGATTTTAGTGTTGTCTTGTGTCCATTTAGTAGCAATTGAATTTGTTACTGTTGTAGCGAAGTTTGGATCATCACCAAGTGCCGCCGCTAATTCGTTTAGTGTGTCTAGAGTTGCAGGTGCAGAATCTACCAGATTTGCGATAGCAGTATCGGCATAAGAATTACTTGTTGTGATCGCATCTGCTTCACTTTGGTCAGCATACGCTTGGTATGCAGTTGTAATCGCAATTTCTCTAGTGTCTGTGTATGTGTTCGCATTTGTTTCCGCTGTATTGATAGCAGTTGTCATATCTGCTGAGTTAGTAAAGCCTTCAATTGTTACTATTCCACCACCAAAACGAGAAATAGAATTTTCGTCAATCTTAACTGCACTTGTGTTAACATCACCTACATAGAAATCTGCTGTTTCTACATAGACAAAGCCAGTGCCACTTGTTTTAAGAGTTAAGTTTTGTCCAACTGCTGTTTGTTGAATACCTGATGCGTCTAGTTCTAAATCACCAACGTGTAAGTCTGGTGCTTCTAATGTACCACGAACTGTAACTGTTGCACCACCAACATCTTTACCAAGATTGATCGTGTCTAGTTCTACTTCAAAAGTTTGATCTGTTGCACCAACTACTGATTGAAATACAACATTTTGCCCTGCCGCAATGTGAATATTTTGGTTAGGGTCTGTAGTAATATTAATATCACCTGTTACATCTGAACCAATAACTCTTGTTCCATCAATATACAAAGATGCTTGTCCAAGATATAAATCTTGCCAAACATGTGTTGGTGAACCTAGTGTATATGTGTCAGTTACACTTGGAATAATGTTTCCAGTTACACTTGCTAGTGAACTATCTACACGTGCATCTGTATAGTATAAATTAGTTGTGCCTTCAGCGAGATCGTCCGTTGTATTATTGGATAGATCATCTTCCGTAGAAGAGATAGTAATTGTATTACCGTCATCGCTGAAGGTCACATTATCACCCGCTGACAACGACTTCAGCGTGGTGAGTCCGCCTGTAGAGCCAACAACAAGTGAATTCCCTCCTCCCGAAGAAAGGACTTGATGTAGTGATGCTCCACTAGCGATTTGAATTTGAATTGTTTCTGTTGCGTCTGCAACTGTAACGTTGACGTTTTCTTCCGCAACTGTTACTGAATATGTGGTTTCGTCAATCGTTACTTTTGTCATTATCTTGTTACCTCTGGCGTTGTGTCTGCTACGCCTTCTAGCAATCTTACTACGTTACCATCTGCTTTGACCCATTCTAGATCATAAACAAAACGACCATTACCCATAGCCGCTGTTTGTGTATCAGTTAATGACCAAGCTACAACGCCATTAGCACCGTCTGTGATGGTCATTGTGAATGTTGCTTCGATGTCTGTAGATGTATGTTTTTTTCTTACTTGACCACGAAATGTATCTGATGCGATATTAATCGCTACGTCTGAATCATCTGTGATAGTAAGAGTTTTAGCAAAGGTTGCCCCTTGCTGAATATTAATGTCATGAATTGCCATTATTTTCTCCAGAGTTTTATTGTGCGCATACTTATTTATGCTTATAGAAATAATGATAAATTGCTTGACAAATCAAACGAATCAGTGTATAAAGAACAAGTAATCAAGAGACAAAGGAGTAAATGATTATGACTGAACAAGAATACAAAGCAGAATTTGATCGTCTAATAGAAAACATCATGTCTATGAAAGATTTAGGAGATCGCGGTGTTTATGTCGATTGGTTTGTAGAAAAAAAAGTTAACGAATCATATGAAGACATCAAAGCGTTAAATGAGACTTACGCGCTCAGTTTGCTAGAATCACCATGCTTTCACACTAGCTCTACATTTAACACAGAACTAGACAACGTATGCTAAAATACGATAACATATATGATCGTGAATGGGCGATAATTAAAATTGATTTACCAGTAGATATCAAAAATCGTTATGACTACGATCAAAAATATAACGAAGCACATTTTGAACTGGTAAATTGGTGTAACGAAA